TAAAGAACTTGGTATAAACACAGGAAGCATTAACGCTGAAGTTTTTAAAATAGATATACCTAGTAATTTTACACCGGGTGTAAGAGCTTTAGAAAAAGAAATAAAAAAACTTGAAGAACTTTTTGAGAGAACTTTACCTGGTGTAAAAAGCACAGATCCAGAAAACTTTACAAAAGTTCTTGACTCTATAAATCAACAGGCATCAGCTGATCAAGCTCTAGCAGAGCAACTAATGGAGGACATTGTAATGAGAGCTCAAGCGCGTCAACTAACTCGTGAAGAGGCAATGGCAGAGCTTAACAAGGTAAAAGAGAAGTTTGATAAAATACCAGAAGCAAGAAAAGAGGGTATAAAAACGGGAAACTATATTTCACCGTTTGGAACAGAGGGTAGAACTTTAAACGCAAAAGGTGGTCGTGTTGGATTTAACGAAGGCGGTGGTCCAAAAATGGGAAGACGTGGTTTCTTAGGACTTATGGGTGCAGGACTTGCAAGTTTGTTTATGCCTAGAGGTGCAAAAGAAATTGCGGAGGTTGTAGCAAAGGGCGCAACCAAAACACCATTGACTGCAGAAGGTATGCCTATTTGGTTCCCGTCACTTGTGGACAAAATTAGAAAAGAAGGAAAACTAATACCAGCAGATTATAAAGCTGTTAAAGAAGGAGAGGGGTATGACTTCTATGAGTTTCAGCATCCAAGTCTACCAAACAAAAAAATATACATGACAGAGTATAAAGCAGATGGGACAATAGAAATTTCTGGTAGAGGTGACGATATGCAGATAGCTGAGTTAAGATTTATACCGGGACAAGAAAATATTCGGGTAGGTGAAGGCACAAGTAAGGTATCAAAAGATCCAAACATGTTTGAAGCAGATGAGTTTATGAAGGGACCGGGAGAGGGTATTGGTGATTTTGAAGGTGGTGGTACATACGACGATTTAAGATTTGGTGTAGAGTCGTGGGCTAACCTTGTAAAATCACCAGAACAAAAATTAAAAGAAGCAGCAGAAGAATTTACAAAAAAACAAAAAAACCCAAACCCAAACGTTTCAGGCAGAGATCCAGAGACAGGTGAAGAATTTGCAACTGGTGGTAGAGTGGGATATAACATGGGTGGTGGAGTTGAAACATTATTTAGAAGGAGAGCTTCCTAATGGCTACAATAGATAAAGCGTTACCAAACGTAACTAGAACTAAAATAGACATACCCGGTTCGAAAGAAAAAGCACAAGAGATACAGTTACCACAAGAACCACCAAAGCAACCAATAGAAATTACAAGAACAGAAGACGGTGGTGCAGAGATTGATTTTGATCCATCTGCAATGGCAAATATCGGTGGCGCTGGGCAAAATATAGACACGAACCTAGCGGAGTTTTTAGATGATGATATTACTGATCCGATAGGATCAGACATGATGCAAAACTTTGAAGACTACAAAGCGTCACGTGATGATTGGGAGCAAGGATATATAAAAGGACTAGACCTGCTTGGTTTTAAATACGAGGATAGAACAGAACCATTTCAAGGTGCATCAGGTGCAACACACCCAGTATTAGCAGAGGCGGTCACACAGTTTCAATCACTTGCCTACAAAGAATTATTACCAGCTGACGGTCCAGTTAGAACACGTGTCATGGGTAAACAGAATAAAGCAAAATCGGATCAAGCAGAGCGTGTCAAAGAATTTATGAATTATCAACTCATGAGTGAAATGTCAGAGTATGAACCTGAGTTTGATCAGATGTTATTTAACTTACCACTTGCAGGTTCTGCATTTAAAAAAGTTTATTACGACCAAGCCATTGGTAGATGTGTTTCTAAGTTTGTGCCTGCAGAAGATTTAGTTGTGCCATACAGCGCAACATCTTTAGATGAAGCAGATACAATCATGCACATAATTAAGATGCCAGCAAATGACATGAGAAAATTACAAGTGCAGGGTTTTTACAAAGACATTGAACTTGGCACACCTGCTTATAATGAAGATGATATAAAAAGCGAAAAGAACGATCTAGAAGGTGTTTCAACAACAAACAAAGACGAAGTGTTTACACTTGTAGAGTGTCACGTTGAATTAGATTTAGAGGGTTTTGAGGATCTAGGAGCAGACGGATTACCTACAGGTATCAAGATGCCATACATTGTCACTGTTGAAGAATCTACACAAAAAGTTTTATCGATTAGAAGAAACTACGACATACAAGATCCAATGAAAAAAAGAAAAGATTATTTTGTACACT